ACCCCGCGTCTCGCGCCCCCGCCGGGGCTAAGACCCCCCCCCCGCCGATATTCAGGAAGCCATCTTGATTGTCGCAACGCAGCGCATGAACGAAATCGAGAACAAGGGCGTACAGTCAAAAACGCTTGCAGGCGAGACCATCGCTTTTTCTACGTTCAGCGAGTCGGGCGGTATGCCCCCGTCAGCGTTTGCGATACTCAATGAGTACAAACGGAAAGGTGTGTAATGCTGAAGATGGAGTTTATCGGCGGCGATGTTTTGGTGGCGTTATTGCGAGCATATGGCGACAAGGTTCAGACGGCTATCGTGAAGTCTGTCGCACGGTCGGCGTTGAAGTTGCAAAGCGAAGTCATGGAAAACCGCCTGTCTGGGCAGGTGCTGAATGTACGGACGGGCAATCTGCGTCGGTCGATACACCAACGCGTAACCAACACGGGCAGCGCGGTAATCGGCGAAGTCAACACAAACGTCCGTTACGGCAAGGCGCATGAATATGGCTTTGCAGGCACGGTAAACGTCAAGGCATCTTTGCGTCAGGTTCGTCAGGCATTCGGGCGACCGCTTAAATCGCCGCGATACGTTCAGGTGCGCGCGCATTCTCGAAATGTTCGCCTGCCTGAGCGGTCGTTTTTACGAACGGCTTTGCGTGATTTGAAACCTGAGATTGAAGCCGATTTGAGAAATTCTGTCAAAGGGGCATTACGATGAACCGTGAAGCGATTTATTCCGCATTGTGGGCGAAGTTGGACGCATTGGACGGCTTTACAACCAAGAGCCGTAAATTACTGCACTGGAACGACGTAAAACGCTACGACCAACCCGCGTTATTCATGGCGCAGGGCGATATGCAGGCGGTAACGCTGACCGGGCAGGAAACCAAGTGGATTTTGCACGTCAATGTGTATCTGTACGTCAAAACGTCAGGCGAGCCGCCCGCGCCCATCATGAATCCGCTGATTGACGCGGTGTGCAATGCCGTGAACGCCGTCCACCCTATCACAGGCAAGACAGCTTTGGTGGTTGATGGTGCAGATATTGAGTATTGCCGCGTCGAAGGCACGGTCGAAACCGACGAGGGAACACTTGGCGAGCAGGCGGTTTGTATTATCCCGATTGTGATTTGCGCCGCGTAATGCGGTTTTATTTTTGAAAGGAAATGTCATGCAGTTGACGTTTGGTAGCGGCGAAGTGTTCGCCGAAATGATTACGGATGCTTACGGCAACCGTGTACAGAACGCAACGCCCGTACGAATCATGGGCTTGCAAGAAATGTCTGTCGATTTATCGGCGGAATTGAAAGAGTTCTACGGTCAAAACCGCTTTGCTTTGGCGGTTGCACAAGGCAAGGTCAAAGTGTCAGGTAAATTCAAGGGCGCGCTGATTAACGGTCTCGCCCTGAATACCCTGTTCTTCGGCGCGGAATATGCAACCGGTACGATGAAAGCCCTTTGGGCGGATGTTACGGGTAAAGCGATTCCAGCAAGCGGCGCATATACCGTACAGGCAACCGCGCCTAACGGTGGTCGCTTTGTTGAAGACGCGGGCGTTATGGGTAGCGATGGCACGGCATACGTCAAGGTCGCTAGCAATCCGACAGCCGGTCAATACATGGTATCCGCAACAGGCTTGTACACCTTTGCTGAAGCGGATAAGGGTAAGACCGTTTATCCAAGCTTTACTTACACTCAAGCCATGCCGTCAGCCAAAAAACTTGAACTGACAAATTTGGCGATGGGCAACACGCCGACCTTTAAACTGAAATACCTGACGCAGTTCAAGGGCAAAAAAGCCCTGTTGGAACTGGAAAGCGTAACCAGCGGCAAGCTTGGCCTATTCTCAACCAAAAACGACGACTTTTCCGTCCCTGAAATCGACTTCACAGCGCAAACCGATGAGGCGGGCTTTAAAGTCGGTACGTTGTGGATTCAAGAGTAATCCGCGCAGACCGTCCGAAAGGGCGGTCTTTTATTTGACCTGAATCAAGGAAACAAAAATGACAGTACGAATTAAAGGCGTAACCGTTGAATTAAACGGCACAAATTACGTTATCCCACCTATCGCACTTGGCGCGCTGGAGCAGTTGCAAGAGCGCATCGGCGCATTTGACGGCAACGTCCAAGACGCAAAACAAATCTCTACCGTTATTGATTGCGCCCATGCCGCCCTGAAGCGTAATTATCCCGATATGACGCGCGAACAGGTTGCCGATTTGATTGATATTGCCAACATGGGTGACGTATTTGCCGCCGTGATGGACGTATCAGGCTTGAAACGCAAAGAACAGGAAGCCGCACAAGCGGGGGAAGCTCAGGCGGCGGACTAAGTTTCGGCGCGATGATTGCCCACGTCTGCGCCTCTACGGGGTGGACGTGGGACTACGTCGCCGACAACTTGGATTTGCCGCGCATCCAGTATTTGAACGAGTATTGGCGCGAACATCCGCCCGTGCATATCTTGGTAGCGTTGTACATGGGCATCAAGCCGTCGTCAGGCGTCGTACAGAGCGAAATAGACGAAGCCGAAGCCATAGGTATGCTTGGCGGTAACGAGCTGTCTGAAGACGAATTTAACGCCTTGCTGAAAGCGAAAGGAATCATCTAAATGGGCAATGCGATTTTTCCCACGTTCCCCGGCTTGAAGTGGGGGCGGAAGAAAACGGCGGTGTGGAGTACCGGGACGCAGAAATCGGCGAGCGGTCGTGAATTGCGAACCGCTTACTACACTTACCCGCAATGGCGGTTTTCGCTGTCTTTCGAGGTGCTGCGGACAAAGGCGTCCGTAAATGAATTGGAAAAATTGGCAGGCTTCTTCAACGCCCGCAAAGGCAGCTTTGAAAGTTTCCTTTACGAAGACCCTGCCGACAATGCCGTAACCGACCAACCAATCGGAAACACGGTGCAAGGCGTTACGCGCTATCAGCTTGTCCGTTCGATGGGTGGTTTTATTGAGCCTGTATTGGCAGTCAAAGAACGACCCGCTGTCAAAGTGGGCGGCGTGGCTTTGACGTATGGGCGCGATTACACCGTTACCGACAAGGGCGTTTTGGTTTTCAACACACCGCAAACACCGGGTCGTCCGATTACATGGACGGGCGGTTTTTATTTCCGCGTGAGATTTACGTCTGATACGGTGGATTTTGAAAACGTTTTGGGCAGCCTGTGGGCAGCCAAAAAGATTGAGTTTACGAGTGTGAAGTTATGAAGACGGCGACAAAAGAACTGATTGACTTGCTACACGGTAGCGACGAGTTTCAGATGGCGGATTTGTACACCATCACGCTTTCGGGCGGGCAGGTGTTACGCCATACCAGCGCGGATATGCCCGTCGTTTGGGATGGGCAGACCTACGAAGCGCATAAGCTGATCATCAAGCGCGGGGCAACCCGTATCGCTGTCGGCTTGGACGTGGATTCCAACACCCTGCAAATCGCCTCCGACCCTGATTACAGGCTTGAGGGCTTGCAATGGGCTGAAGCTGCTTTGGGTGGCGTGTTAGACGGCGCACGGGTCAAGATAGACCGTGTGTTCTTTGGCGTCGGCGCGTCATCCATCGGCAACATGGTCGAAGATGCCGGCGCGGTTTTGGAGGTTTCGGGCGCGAATCGAACCGAGACAAAAACACTGCAAGTTCGTGGCGATTTGCCGAATGAATTTGTTTTGTCGTGTGATATTGCGCTTGAAAACGCAACGTCAATCTACGGTAAACCCTACCCGCGTATCGGGGCTGAGTTGTCTGTAACCTATACGGATAATTCCGTCGGCTATTTCGGCTGCTGGTATGAAGATGCGGTCAACGGTACCAAGAAAACATTGAGCGAGCGCATTTCTGCAAAACACGAAATCCCCGCAGGTAAAACGGTCAAGGGAATCCGCAGCCTGATTATACAGGCGCGATACCAAACGTCCGATTCCATTAGGATTTCGGGCGTTGATTTGCGGTCTGCAACCGATGTGGTCGGCTCTCTTGCCGAACTTCGCCCCGTTGGTGCTGTGAATATCTTTTCGGGGCGTGTGTCGGACGTATCGGGTAGCAGGTCGTCTGTAAAAGTCGATGTGAAATCCGACATCGAGCTTTTGAACGTATCAAGCCCGCGCAACATCTATCAGGCGGGCTGCATGAGAACGCTGTATGACGACGGTTGCAAGGTCAACCGTGAGAAATTCACGGTAAACGGGCGCGTAACGGCGAACAGTCAGACAGGAAGCGAACTGCAACACAATCTGACGCATGAAAGCGGCTGGTTTTCGCAGGGTGTGATTAAGTTCACGAGCGGTCGAAACGCCGGCTTGAGCAGGACGGTCAAGGTGCATAGCGGCAATACGTTTGAGTTTGCCTTGCGCCTGCCCTAGCCCCCCCCGCCGCGCGGGCGCG